GTGTAAGTTGCGGCCGCCACATCCTCAGGCTCCCATTTTAGACCACCTAGAGAGACAAAACTACTTGTTCCTGTAATACCTCCTTCGCCTAAAATAACTAACTGACCTTCTGATACTACCGCTGTTTGCGGTGTAGCGTTTGCAGCTCCAAGAATTACTAATTGTCCAGCGGATGCCAGGCTTGAAACGGCAGAAATATTTGAGGCCCCAAGGTCTATTTGTATAGCAGCTGCGACAATACTTGACGCGCTAATTGTGGCTGCGTCGCTGTTAAGTATTCTAAGTCCAGCTGCGGATGCGCTAGAAGTTAAAGAAACGGCGCTTGCGCCAAGATTGATTTTTTGACCGTCAGCAGTAACAAGCGAAACACCTGTTACAGCGACCGCACCAAAATCATATTGAAGATTATTCCAATTAGACTTGTTGTAACGTCCAAAGTTATATGTTTGTTCGGACATTACCCTACGTCAAAGTTATATCTACGTCACCTGCGTTGAATCGAAAAACGTCGCCAGAAGAAACTGTTTTATTGGCGGTTAAGTTTGCGTAAGCTAATAAATTACCAGATGAAGAAGCATCAAATATGCCTACAGCAACTACTGTTCCGTAATCAGCTGTAGCAGTTGGATATTCAACCGCAGCTGAATTTGTTGCTAAAGTGCCTGTGCCTGAAACAGAAAAGGCCATTGCTTGCCTGGCGTAAGCTGTCCCGGAAGTAGATACCTCAGTTCCTCCACCTGTATCTGACGGAGCAACAGTATATAAGGCTGCATACACCGTAGAAGGGGAAGTATATGAAGTGTTAGTAAAAACATGCTTTAACAAAGCATCTTCTAAATAGTCTGTAAATCCTGCCATAAATTACCTCTTAGCTCATGTAGTATATATTTTTTTTGGCTTTACCATAAGTTCTTCTTCTTTGAATTAATGATCCTTTTCCGAACTCACGATACTCTTGTTCCATTCTCATTTCTTCTAGGGCCTTATCAAAAAGATTGCTAAACAATGCAACTCTATCGTCCTCCATCAAAAAGATAGAAGCGTGTTTCAAAGCTCCATATAAATAAACGTCCGGGTGATTATTAGAAACAAAGTTTGTTGTGTTGCTATCACTCAAACTTGCCAATCTTGCGTAGTAAGTCAGCTGTAATGTGTATGATTTGTCTGGACTAGGAGCAAACTCCATAGTGTTATCAACCAAAGCAAAATAAATTGGTTGTCCTGTTTGATTATCATTTGCTGCCCTATACATATCCAGGCTTTCAATAGATTGTTGCAAGACAGGTTGAAAATTGTTTGATGCTATCTCTACGTTTATGGCCTCTAACCAATCTGTTGGTAAAGATAAATATTGCAACTCTGCTGTGGCTGTTGCTCTTTTGACCATATCAGCAGTTCTTAACATTCTATTTAATTCTGCTTCTGTTTGATCTATAAAACCATCAAGCTCAGAAGTTAGATCACTTCTGTTCAAATAACTAGCTATTCTGGTTTTTAATTCTGAGTACGTCATATTTTGCCTTTCCAAACTCTAAACATTTTATTATCAGGATCATTGAGCCATCTTTTCAAATGTGACTTGTCTTTTATAGATCCTTCTCTAAGCATTTTATTATATATAACCATAGGTATTTCTGCGACATGTCTGAACTCTTTTCCTGGTTCTAATTGACTATAATTTTTTACAGCGTCCAGGACAGGTTGGACATTTTGATGAGTTTGGTAAACGTACTTATCGTCCTCGGTTGCAAACTTGTTAGTTAGACCGTTTTTGACATCTATGATTGTTGTGATTGCCATTTAAAAAAAGGGGGCCGAAGCCCCCTTCCTTTTAGTTATTAACCTGCGTCTGAATCAGATACTTTGACGTCTGCCACGATACCGTGTGCAGCTTCATTTCTCATTTCTAAGCCGTACTCAACAAGGAGCATCTTAGTTTCAGCATCACCAACTGTTGCAATATCAATAGTTTCAAAATCTCTAAGATATGCTACAGCTGCGTATTCTGGGTCTAACAAGTGAACAGCTTGTTCTCTACTTCTGTTTGAAGGAACTACTTGTAGTTCACCAAAGTCACCAGAGTAGATAGAGACAGAAGCCTCGATAGTATTAGCATCAACAAATTGTCTAGCTTGAGACCTTCCTGTGAAACCAGATATAACTGATTTGTTGTAAGGCCCGACCATCAATAAAGAAGGCTCTGCACCACTAGCGAAACATTGTTGTTGAACATCTTTAACCATAGCTTCGGTTAAATCTCTTCTAGTTCCGTTAGTTCTAGCTGCTGAGTCAGATCCGTTTGCGCCATCACTAGCTTTGTTTACGTTGGTAGAGTACCAAGTTTCCAAAGATCTAGTTTGTCTCGCAGTAGAAGCATTACCAGCATTTTTGGCAATGTTCTGAGTAAGCGCTTCTTCCATGTCTCTTTTCAGAGCTTTAGCCATAATAGCTAGTTGGTGCGCCATCTCAGAGTTTTTACCAGCTGTGTCAGTAGCCTCTTGAGATCCTGTTACTGTAGCGTCTCTGCTTGAAATCATCGCTACGTTGGTTGCCCTAGTTGTATTAGTAGCAGCCGATCTACTCAACTCAAAACCTTCAAGCTGACCTGTTGAAGATGGAGTTGGTAAAACTTCTGTTTGCCAATCAAACTGGACGTTTGAAATATTTCTTTTTCCGACTGCAGAAAGGAAAGGTGTTTGAGTAGGAGAAATATTATAAATAATATCTGCTAAATCTTCTCTGTTACCAATCGCTTCATATGAGTCAAAAGCATTTGTAATCTGTGACATTTTTACCTCGTCATTTATTTAACATTTGTTCAAAAACTTTAGCCGCATCTGCTGTTTTTCCAGATTTGGCCAACCTTTGACGTAATTTTTTCTCTGGTGCTACCGAAACTTTTCTAGTTGATGCGCCTGGTTTACCTGCTCTAACTGAGGCTTTTTGTGTAGGCTTTTTCTTAGCTGCGGTTGCAGTTTGGCTTTGTAGCCAAGCGTTTCGCAAACCAAGTAAAGCTCTATAGTCATAGACTTGATCCATTTCTTGAGGACTAAATCCTAAAGTTTCTATCGCATAATTCCTAATTTCAGATTTCTCTTTATTAGCAATCTTTTCGTCAGACCATTCAGGTATGATTTCTAAAAGTTTTTGCTGACCAAATTCAATCATTTGTTGAACTTGTTCTTGCTGTTTAACTGCGGCTTCTTCTTGAAGTCTTTGTTGCTCAGCTTGAACTGCTTGGAGCTTTTCCTTTTTTTGATCCCATACCTGCTTTTCTCTAACGTAAGCGATTGGATCTTCTTCGCTCAGTTTCGCCCAATCAGGCTCATTCTCTAAATCGCCCATAATTTGGGCTTCCATTTTTGGCAGCAGTTGAGAATAAACTGCATCTCTTTGAGCTAACTCTGCTTGCTGTTGATCAAGAGCATTTTTCTTTTGTGTCGATTCTAGTTCAAAAGCTTTTTTCTCTTGTGACAGTTCTTGAGTTTTTCTCGTATAGTCTTGTTGTCTTGAATAGCCGCGTTGCAGTTCTTCAAGCGTTACCTCTTGTTCTACACCATCTACTTTGACTGTGTAAAGCTGAGGTTGCTCTACCTCTTCAACTTCGCTTTGTTCTTCAAACTCTTCTTCTGGTAAATCTTCTTGATCTACCTCCTCCAATTTATCAATCTCTTCGGCTTCATCAGCTTCTTCAATTAACTCATCTTCTATAATTTCTTCTGCTTGTTCTATTTGCTCCTCTTCTGGAGATAGAAAACTTTCAAAAGACGCAACTGATTTTTGATAATCAGTTTGTAATGCAGTCGGTTTTTCCGTTGTTGCCATATAAAACTCCTGTGGTTTTAAGCAATTTTAAACCAAAAAGTAGAAATGTGTAAGTTATTTAAGTTTATTAACCTGATGTTTTGTGATTTTGCCTTTTTCAACAATGATGCGTAAATGCCTTTCTATTTCTGGCAATAACAATATAGATCTGTGTAAATCTTCTCTTGTTTTAACGTCATCAATATCTCTACTGCTTAACCAATAAGCAATATATTCAGCTTTAAGAGATTCAAGAGCTTTTTTAAAAACCTCGCTCTCTAGTATTTTCTCCGCTTCCAATCCGTCTAGGATTGCTCTTTGTTTTTCTGACATAAATTATGCAATTTCCCCAGGACCTAACAAAGCTCTAATTCTTTCTATATCTTCTATTGGTATAGAAGGTTTTGGAGAGGTTGTAGGTAAAGGGGTAATCTCTGGAGCTGGCCTCATAGGAATCATTGGCATTGGTGCAGGTAGAGGTGCTTGCGGTGTTAGTTGTTGACCCATAGGTTGTGTCGGTGAAAATGACATGCCAGGTTGTACTACTTGACTAAAAGGCATGCCGCCTGCAATGCTTTTTGCATAATCAAAAGCAGAGGTGTCTATTGAACCGCCTAACAAACCGCCCATAGAAGGAGCTGGTCCTGACAACATTCCTGCTGGCGCTTTTGGTGCTGCCATAGCTGTTAATGCTTGAGGAATTGTGTTTGCTAATACTGGTCCAGCACCAGGCACAAAAGATAAACCAATAGAGGCTAACGCTCCTAGCTCTGGGTTATCTCTGAAGCTACCAAATATTCCTTCTCCGCTAGGGTCTATACCTAATATGTCGTCTGCTATTTTTCCTAAACTCATGTTTGTAATATTTTATCTAATTTTTCTTCTAAGCGATCAAAACGATCCAGCAGTCTTTCAAAATCTTCTTTCATTTCATCTTTTGTGACATATTTTGTCGGTATCTCTTCTCTAGTTTTGTTTAAAAGAATATCTATCCTTTTAATTTCGCTTGTATTAGCTCTAATATTATATAGAAGAGGTGCAAAAATCAAAGTAATCAAGACGTTCCAGAAAAACATAGGATCAGCTTCCATTAGTAACTCCATACGGTTGGTCTTTGTTTGCCGTGTGTTTCATCTGCAATGTCTAAATGTATAAATCTTCCTTGACCTTTTTGGTTTACGCCTATACCTGTAAATCCGTGCTTAGGCGCTGTTGTAATAATTTTATACGCTTGTTCTCCATAAGACAAAATATCTACTGCTAGACCCATTGCATGTGTGCCAACTTTACTTTTATTTATTTCGTTTGGATGTTCTGGGCATCTGTAACCAGAAGTTATAACAAACGGAAACGCTAACTCTGTTCGTAAACTTTGTAATCTATCTACCAAGTTATGACTTATTAAATTTTTACCGCAATGTCGACAAGCAAATTCGTCAAGGTGAAAATTTTCCCAAGACATTAGTTTCCCTTTGTTACTTTTTGTATTTTTTCTACAGACCTTAAACCTGCCATGCCGAGCATCGCCATCAATATTGTAGATAACTGAGTAAAATCAAACTCAGGTAACTCAACTTGTATGCCTGCTATACCTACAGCAAATTGGATCATAGGTGCAAGAATGAAATGGTAAAGCATAGCCAGACTGCACACCCAGCCGACAGATGGTCGCCACCCAGCTACAAACCAACTCTTACTGGCAGCTTCAATCTTGTTGACTTCTATCTGCGCTAGGTTAGCAGTTTGTAATTGGGTCTTGAGTTCATGCTCAAGAGTCATCTTTAAATTTTTGTCTGCGACAAATTTATTGAGTACGTTGCCTGCAATACCAACAACTGAATTTGTAATAGGATCTGGCATTAGTCTTTCCTCTTATCTTTTTGATTTGCTTTAGCTATTTTATCTTTTTCTATTAAGTTTGGCACACCAAGAATAGTTTTTAAAAGTATGTCTTGTCTAATAATCTCGTTATCAACAGAGCGCACTCTGTCGATTAATTGAATTAGTATTTGTGTTTGAGAGTCTAGTTTTGAGTCTAATCTTTTCTCTACGGCTTGTAATGACTCGTTTATCTTGTCGTCAACTACGTCTATCTTTTGCTCCATACCGTTGACTATTTTATTGAGCAACTTCCATAAGAAAAAACCTAACCCAAGCGTAGCTGCTATAGGAAAGCCAACCTCATTGATTATAGTTACAATTTCATTCATAGCCTTTGACGAAGGCTAGATTATTTATGCTTTTTCTGTACTTCGAACTTAGCTTCTAAAGAAGCTCCTTTGTGCGGAACAAACTTACCTTCGTGTTTCATAAGTTTATAAGTTTTACCGCTTTTCATAAAGTGATAACCTTTGGGAGCTTTAACTTTTTTCACTTTTTCTTTTTCTTAGCTCTAAGTTTTTTGAAGTCAGCACCAGTTATTTTGTTTCTAGGTTTTGCAACTCTGGCTAACTTTTTTTGTTTTGGTGAGTATTTTTTAAAAGGCATATTACTTTCCGTATTTTTTCATTCCTTTTTTCTTTTTCATAGCTGGTTTTTTAGCTTTAGTTTTTTTCATTCCGTATTTCATTTTTTACCTCGTTTTGATTTTTTTGGTCTAAGTAAATCTGCATCGGCTTTTCTAGCGCCACCTTTTCCTGTAGCAAAAGATCTAACTCGTCCTGCGGCCCACCTGTGTGCGGAAACGCCTGGTCTTGACCCACTTGAATAATAAGCACCTAAACCTCTTTTGTAAACTTTTCCAAGTGTGCTTTTCGATATGCCGCTTGATTTGTGATACTTGTCTATAACTGCTTGTTTACTTCCTGCCATCTTTTGCTCTTTGTTTAGATATTTTATTCATCATTGCAGGAGTTAGTTTACCCATCTTGTAGAGTTTCATAGTATTGAGTATTTCTCTTTCTCTTTTGGATTTGTTTTTCGCTCCCTGCAAATACTTTTTGGGTACGCCCTTTTTAGTCTTTGCTACTTTTTTAAATTTTCTTACCATTTTACTTTGTTCGCCCAATAAGCAGCAGACATTTTACCTTTAGCTATATTTTTAGCGTGCCTAGCTTTAAATGATTTGGCTCTCTTAGTCATAGTTTTATCACCTGTCTTGCCTTGTTGACCAAACCTAATCGTTTTTATTTTACTGCCTTCTTTGGCAACCACTACATGCGATTTGGTTGGGTGGTTTGGTGTTCGTTTTGGTTTGTTAAAACCAGAAACGCCAACCTTTTTTAACCTAGGGTCTTTTGCCATTAGTGTATTGTTTGTTCTCTATAATAAATTACTTCGGAATCTTTGGAAATAGTCTCGTCGCATAAGACTTGCATAATCTTTAGTGCTTGGTCAAATGATTTTGCTTTAAGTTCGTAAGCGCTATAAATAGTATCGCCTGCTAAAACTTCTAAATCGTAATACTTATCTGGTTGGTGACTCATTGCTAAATAATCCTTGTGCTTGAATTTTGGCCGCTTCTCTAATCATTTCGCGGTCTCTTTCCATAATAGCATTGATTTCAGCAATGTTAACCTGTGTGCCGTACTTACCCTGCAATTCGAGTGCTTTTAGGCGTATTTGTGCTTCTTCTATGTCACGTTGTCTGTCGTCATCCATGATAATTTTCATCCTATCGGTCTCTGCATCGATGACTGCTTTCTGCGCTTGTACTTGTGCTTTCTGAGCTTCAGCTTGCGCGAGCAGTTCAGTAGGATCTGGTTTAGGCGGTTGCGGTTGCATTGGCGGTACTTGCGTATTGATAAAGCTAGTAACGTCTTTGAAACCTGCCATTTCGATAAGTTTAGACAGCGTGTTAGCGTATTGTTGCAAACTTACCAAAGGATTGTTTGGTCCTAGTTGTTGCAATATTTGTTCTTGTTTACCAGCAAACGCGGTGAGCGCTGCCATCTTTTCATCATCGCTAGTTTTAGATATACCAACGTTGACAACTATATCTTTGTCGCTATCCCAATATCTTGGGTCAACAGGAATAAATTGATTGTTAAGTCTAAACACATCTTGTGCGTCTTGGTGTTTGATAACCAAGTTATTAATTAAACCGTATAAAGTTTTTAAACCGTTCTCAGCAAAGTGTCGGCAAATAATTTCAACTCTGCCTTGCGCTCCAGACATGGTAGCGGCAACCGCAGTTTTTGTTGAGCTTTGCAATGCGTCGGCATTTAAACCTGCACTTGCTTTGGAAACGCCTGTTCTGTTTTCTTTAGCTTCGTCTAAGTAACCAAGCACAGGGAAAGCCTCTCTACCAACAAACGGTGTTGTCAGTTGTTGCACCATACCTGGCGCTCTCATTCTAATCGGTTGCCCTATGTCGGTGTTTAAAACATCGTCAACGTTGACTTGACCTTCAACAATACCCATTCTTGGAAAGATTGAATGACCAAGAGAATCTAACGTATCTCTAACAATTTGTGATTTAGCTGCTTGGATTGGTTTGACGTAATCCGCAGGACATGAGCCGATTGCTGTGTGTGGTTCAGGGTCAGGACAAAACATAACAATCGGCACTTCATCGCAAGGCTCTACGTTAATAATGTGGAGAGCGTCGCCTAACGTACATACTCTTAATAATTCGTCGATACCGTCATCGTCCATGTCGTAGTAAATAAAATGCTCTATGTATAAAACATTTTTACTAGCGCCTTGGTCTGGAAAAGCCATGTTGTCGTGTGGGTTTCTGGCTTGTTGCTCGTCAAAAGCTAACGGATCTAGTAAAGAACCTTCACCGCCGTATTGTTCTATTTCTTCTTTGCTGTAACCCATAGCAACCAACTCGCTTACCGTCTTAATCATGCGGTGAGCAACGTAAGAAGAATCTTTCATAGACCTAGCGTGTCTAGCTATTAAGACTTCTTCTGGCGGCACAGACTCTAAAACAACTTGGTTTTTAGCTTTGACGCGCCTGATTGTTAAATCGTAAGACACAGGTATAACTTGTGTTACTTCTTGGCCAGACACAGGGTCGAGAGTTGTTATTGTTTCTTCGGTTGCTGTTTCAGACAATATTTCAACGTCTTTATCCATCACTAATGCTTGGTAAGCAGGCGGTGAAATATTAGTGTATTCATGCGTTGTGGTTGAAAGACTGTCATCCCAATACGCTTTCACAAAACCTGTCTTTCTGATCAAAGCGTCTTTAAACGCATCGTATAAAACTTGAAAGCCTGAGTTTTTTTCTTGGACTATGTAATTAATATAATCGGTTTGTTGTTCCGCAATCGGAATATCTTCTGGCCCTTTAGGCACAAATTCAACAATCTTTTTTGTCCCAAAGAAAGTACGCATGATAGACGGCAACATAAACAATACCGTATCTCTAACGTCGGTTGAGACGTAGTAAGATTGCAATGAGCTAGTTGGTTCTGGCTCGTTACCTAAATAATATTCTGTTGATTCGGCGCGTTCTTGACCAACTTGATTGTTGTAATCTTTCGCGTCATCCATCTCGGCTTTTAGTTGTGCCGATAGGTCGAGCATCATAGATGCTTCTGCTACTTCTTCTTCTGTTTTCTTTTCTTCTGCCATATTAGCCAACTCGTATTATTCTCGATTTAACAGGCTTGCGAAAATTATACCCCATAAAGCTCTCACCGCCACCAAAACTTGCGGCGCTACTTGCCATCGTCAGCGCGAGTGCGTCAGCTTTGTCGGGTGATTTGATGCCTCTTTTTTTCATTTCTTCTTTTGACTCTATTTTTATTTTGCCTGTTGACGTATATTTGTAAGACGGCGCAGCTAATTCAGAAACAAGCTCATCATCGTTAGGAAGTCTGCAATCACGCTGCGCCAACCAATCTTTTACCTTGAACCATAACTCGGCTCGTAAGTTTAAATAATTCTTTTTCGTCGCTGGCGCTTCGGCTACGTTGACACCGCGCACAGGTAAATTCTGTTCGGCTAACCTATCGACAACTCCAGCTCCTAAACCAATCACATCAACCAATATTTCTTGCGGCCTTTCCATCGCCGTACAATCGTCAAATTTATTTTTCACAACTCCGCAGAGTTGCATGAGATCCATAGATTGGAAGTTAGTTATCTCAAAGACAGTATTACCCTGGCGTACACAGAGCGCGCTAGAGTCGCCGCCAAAGCGAGCTACGTCTAAACCCCATAAAATTGGCTCACTCGCCGTCAGCGCTACGTCTCGGTCTATCGCGGCGCGGACTAACTCCATAGGAATAACGGTATCGTCGTCGGCGCGTGGGAACTCGCCCATCACTTCTACTCGCGCTACGGTTGAATCTTCGCCGTATTGTTCGAGCATGCGCTGAAATAATTCTTTATCCGTGCCTTCGACGGTGCGCGAGTCAATTTGTTCGTTCTTCCAAAAAGAGCGATTGCTGTGAAAACAGTCGTAAAACGGACCTGTGTTCCGTCTTGGGTTAGAAAAACAAAACCAATATCTATCGGTAGTTGGTTCTGAGAAGAAACCTTCCGAGACTGAGTAAATCGGCGCAGGTATACCAGATGCCTCATCCATAATCAGGCAAACGCCGTAATTAGAGTGAATCCCTGCGAAAGCGTCAGGATTTTCCTCGCTCCACAGTTGCGCTTGCGCGTAGTAATAACCTGTGTCGATTTTAAGATCTCTAATCAATGCTTCTTCAAACCAAGCCGCAGGCTTAATTGCAGTAGCGGTTTTAGTAAACCAATGCGAGTTTATGGCGAGTGTTAGCCATTTACCTAACTCGGCCCAAGTTCTTGAGCGTAATTGTTGTTCGGTGTTAGCGGTAACAATAATCGTCGACCCCAAGCGCGTGGAGAGCATCCAGATAATTAGCCAGGCGACGAGAGCAGATTTACCTATACCACGACCAGAGGCGACGGCGAGCCTAAACATCTCTGGCATATCGACTCTTTCGTTACGTTGGATATGCGTTGTTATCTCTCGCAAAATTTTTTCTTGCCATTGCCTTGGTCCGTCAAAATCTTCGAGGGGGGTGTCCTTTTGTCCCCAAGGGAAACAATATTTAACAAAGTTATACGGATTATCTTTGACCATTGGTGACCATAATTCGGTCATCAGCTCTTGTTCTTGTTGCGGACTATACTTCATTCTTCTTATTCATCTCATCAAAATAAATTCTGGTGCAGTAACGTCTAATAATAGCAGCGACGGTGAGGACTGTGAGCTGGACTACAGAAATAAAAAGTGCGTCAGTAGTGAACATGAGCAAAAGAGCGAGGGTGGCCCATGATATTGGAAAGTTAAATACTGCACCAAGCGTTGTATCGGTGACTGACTCTATAAATGCTTTTCTATCAATTTTCATAAAAAATTTATTTCAAAGGTTATATATAAATACTACCGCCGCTAGAAAAAAAGGGGGGTCATTTTTAATTTTTCTCCTGGTTTTTCAAGGTATTTTATTCTTCGGTCAACTTCTTCTTAGGGAGTGGGACGGAAATAGTCTCTTTTTGTACTATTTCGCCCTCTATGAGTCTATTTTTAGAACTTTGCATGATTTCTTTTAGATTTATGTTGTGATTTACCTCTTGTCTATCGCTCCAGTTGCTAGGATCGCGATTTTTTAAGAAAAAGAAAGCGGAATTTTCTTTTCCCTCTAAAGCATTTTCATAAACTTTGTTAGTTACTGCTGCTATGGCTTTAGCTTTTCCAGTTTTCAAAGCTGTGTCAAATTTGTCATTATTACGCTTATTCCTTGCTATCGTCGACAATGAGCAATTTAATAAATGTGCGATTTGTGACTCAGAAAGTCCGTTTCCGCTCCATTCTTGTATTTTTTTTAAGGTTTCTTCGTCAAATTTAATTCTTTTTCTGCCAGCTTTTGACTTAGGTTTAGTTTCCATGCAAATAATTATATATGTCAAAATACTTTTTTTTACTTTTTTTTATATTTATTTCTTGCAATCAGAGTAAAAAAGAGTAGTATAACGTATGTAAAGAGATTATTCTTTACGTTTTTTGGAGAAAACACAATGACAAAAATAGTAAGTAATAAGTTTTATACTAAGACTGAGGATTTAATTTTTTTAAAACATGAAAATTATAAATCTCAATTAACCTTGAAGAAGAAAACAGCTAAGCAAAAAATTGAAAAGCTTGAGAAATCAATAGCAAGACAAAAAAAACATCTTGCTTTTCAAAATTTAAAGTTAGCTGAATTATCACAAGCGAAACAGTTTTATGAAAGCGATATTCAAGAAGTCGATACCGAATACAGTTATAGAAAAAAGATTGTTTCTTTACAAAAGAAATATGATTTTTTATCTGTTGAATGGGGCGGAGATGAAGACGTTTATACAACATGGATATATGGAAACTTTAAAGAAGACGATTTAAATGATCCATACCATGACAATCATTACTGCGACACATATGAAGAGGCATATGCAAGATGTTTGGAATACATTGAATTAGAAACAGGAGAATTATAAAAGGTTAACTGACGAGGATTAAATATCCGAAACGCTCTGCGGAGCGTCTTAACCAAAACAAAGGAGTTAAACACAATGACTAAAAAAGAAAAAATGTATAACCAAATAAATCAACACGGGCAACGCCTTAATGATTTGTTCAAAACTAATCTTGATAATGTTTCTTTATGTAAGAAGTTATTTAGATTAGAGAATAAAACTCACAGATTAGCCGAGCAATATTGCAACGGCGATATCGACTGTGACCAATGGGAGAAAGAAACAGATAAAGTATTATCTAAAGTTTCTCAAATACTAGGCACAAGTGAAGAGAATATTTACATCAATGGCGACCCTAGAGGCTACGCCCTTAAATTTTCTTCTAACTTTACTAATAGCAATATTGATTTCATGTACCGCGACTTAGGCGGTTATGGAATTATTGCGCCAGACTTTAGAGAGGTTTAATCGTGTATAACTTAATAATAGATTATATCGATAGCCAAAATAAAGAAGAGCTATTTTTTGGCCAACACATTTGCATTAATAGCGGAGAGCTTACAAAGCTCTTAAAAACTTATAACCCTATTAAATACAAAGATGTTGAGCGTTTTATATTTACTGTAGAGAGGTTAACCAATGACTAAACAATGGCAAGACATACCTATAAAAGATAATGCTATCTATATAAAAATGCTTGAAGATAAAAACAAGCAAGCGCGAAAAGCTAAACCAAAGGAGACCAATGAAAACAAATAATCACGCGGTAGAGATCTACCAACAAGAAAACAGGTTTGTCGCTTTCAATTCTGAAGGCGACCAGGTATTAAGCTATTACATAGCCGACCCATTACTACGAGCAAAAACAGTTTTGCAATGGTCTGAGGAGGGCAGGTTTAAGGGTTTAATTAAGGGGTAAATATGTCTAAAACATTGTTAGAAAGTAAAATAACTCATAGAGAAACCAATAAACCATATGTGTTAATTAAACAAAGAGGTAAAAGATATTATTTAGATCTTTTAAATTATGCAGGCAATGAATATGAAAAGTACAGGGAAGGCGGCATATATGACAAAGTAACTTATTTTAATACTTATGATGATGCAGAAAATAGATTTATCATGCTAATTTTGAGATATACAAATTAATAAATTTAAAATGACACTAGACGAATTAGAACAAAGGCTTGCGGTTGATTATTACGACCTTCCAACCAAAGATTTAATCAAACTTATTGACGAGATAAACACATTAAAAGCAATACAAGAGAGAGACAATAAACTATAATAACCAAGAGCGCGGTTAATCATCACTCTCCAAAAAATGTGTTTTCTCCTAGACCGCGCTCACTTGCCCTTAGCTCGCTCTCTAACCCAACCAACAATAAATGTTTCTTATAACCACGCTTAGCTTTCCGCATTAATAACCTTTCCCCCTCGCTTGCAATCCAGATGATATTCTTTTCCTCACTCGCAAGCGCATGAATAGCATTACTCACGCTCCTCCGATCCAATCCCGTCATAAGCGCTAAGTAAGTAAATTTATCGTTCACGCTACAACTAAAATGCCTATGGCGCTCACAGCACGCCCACAGAACTAGCTTGCTCGCAGGCGTGAGATCCTTTCTCCCTACTTGTTTCCGAAACCATCGCCAGACTAGCGCTTTCTGTTTCGCGTAAGATTTATACTTCGCCCACGCCCTCGCACTCACTAGCCCGCTTGCTCGCGGTTGCTCAATCTCGTCCTCAGTAAGCCACCAATATTTATTTAATGTATCTTCTTGCACTCGCTCTCTTGGATTAATTGTTCCGTTAGCTCGCCGATGACATCACAACCGTAATATTCTGCTATCGCTTGCGCCTCGCGCTCACTCTTCGCATAAATATTAGGCCCTGTAAAATCCTCATCGTCCCACAAGAATCTAGTTAAGAATATTCGTAAATCTTTTTTCATGTTTCTCCTAATAATCAAAATCGCTTTTTTCCAAAGAAAAAGCGATTTTTAGTATATAGCTATATAGCTATATAGTCTATGTGACTAATTTAATTACCTTGTAAGACTAATCTGTGTACCAAAAACGCGATTCTATGCACATAAAACGAGAATCTGTGTACATTAATTCTTGTCCTTTGGTTTGGTTTTTTCCTTTTTTTTGCCGAAAATCTTGTCAAAGTTTTCGTTAAATTTATCTCTGTTCATTGGCCTTGGATTTGATCCTTTAGACATTGCTCCTCCTTTATTATTAGTTAGTCCCAATTTATACCTCCTTTGTTTTCTTCTATGATTTCAAGTAAAGCATTTTTTCGAAACAAAGTCTTAATTTTTGTATCGACTTCGCCTGAGTTAGTTTTAACTATCGCCGCCTTAATCACGCGCATGCGGTCAAATTCTACGCCTTGCTCTAAACAAATGCGCTCTGCCTCGCTCTCGCTTGCTAACCATGCCGCGAGTCCAAACCTAGCTGAGTCAATAATACTACTTGCGCCACGAATAGCAGCTCGCGCCAACATAGGATCATCAATACCTTGTAAGGCGCTTTTAGTCATGTGATGAATTGACAACGTAGAGCAATCAAATTTTGTACTCAACATAGAACAATATTGTCCGTACATCTGTGCTGCCTCCTGGCTAGTCGTAATCGGCACACCAGAAACAAACGAAGATATCGGATCAAAGATACATAATGCTAAATTATCGATACTTTCTAATTGTTCCAACAATTCGTAGCCTTCACTCGAAATTCGAAGTCCAGAAACGTCCTCTATGAGCAAATTCAAGGGTTGTTTAAGGTTTGGTATGGTAATTACATAAACTTCATGAGACGACGTTTTTGTAGCTCCTAGAGCGTCTAAGGCTTTTAACCGCCTATGAATCTCTGTTTTATCGTCCTCTGCGGTAAAAAACACCACATTACCTGATTTTTTGACAGGTTTACCCATAAAGTCGCCAAAACCATCTCTAACTTTAAGAGCGAGATCCAACGCAAGCATGGATTTACCTACGCCACCAATGGAAGAAAACACGCCTGCTTTGTTTTCAATAAAATTTTCTACTAACCAATCACGCTCTGGCGGCTCGCCCACATAGTTACTAATGGCAAAACTTGCAAAGTTAAACTTACTTTTAATTATCTCTTCTTTGACTTTCTCTAAACCATAAGCAACGTGCATGTCGTTATAGTCGCCGCGCTCACTCGGTATTCTTATTTCCACGCTCGCCACCGCTTGCGCTACCGCCTCCGCTTTACTCGCGCCCAAACCGTGTTCATCGTTGTCAAACGCTAACACAAACTTTGCTTGCGTATGCTTACGCAACTTGAGTAATGCCGCCTCACCAAACGACGCAGAGAATACACAGATAGTAGGAAGATTTGTTGCTTCATAAATACTATGCGCGGTAGCTGCGCCTTCGCAGACAATAATTTTTTTCTGATTGGCGATATCTGATAAATCAAAACCCAGATGATAAATATTGCCTTTGACTTCGCTTGCGCTCACAAAGCGTTTTTCGTTATTAATATATTGCAAACTTCTTAGGCCTTTTTCTATACAATGCACAGGCACAACGAGACTATCTCTGATTGCTTTTAACCCATAACTTTTAATTTGCTTTTTATCTAAATACGGATGATCTATAACTTCTATTGCAGACTCAAATCTTTTCTTACAATCCTGGCTAACTTCATCATACCTTTCAGCGCGTTGCTGTTTGCTCCGCTCTATGGATTCTTCCATACGCCGTTTTAAATCTTCACGCTCTCGCGCCGACATCTCGTTTGGATTGACTGAGCTGAATTTGAACTCTATGCCTTGTCGCCAATTACCGTAAGACGCGAAGATTGCGTCGCCGTAATAATTAACTGAATACCAACCTGATTTTTCTTGTCCTTTGTCTGGACGTTGACTTGCAACCGCGCCAACGGAAACTCTGACTATCTCGCCCGTTGTGACTAAGTTGCTAACGCGCAATCCTGCGTTGCTTTCCATCTCGCGCAGTAAGTCGCTGATATCTTTGCCTGAACTTGCAAACGCTAAATCTTTATCTAAGACTAAACCATCTTCTCCGTAATGTTTAGTAACGCTAACCATCTATAACTATCTCTCTTATGTTGCCGTTCTCTGCCTGCTCATTGGCCCAATCAAGATAGTTTAAGACTACTTCATTAAAAAATTGTTCTCTATCGTTGCTGTCCCACTCATGCATAACGTAAGTACCGCTTTTCTTAGCGATCTCAATATATTTGTCCTTGCTTTGTTTTGTTGCATAGCGCACACCGTCTCGATTTGCGTATGCCCTTCTGTTTAGTTTCTCTCCGTTCATTATCTTTTCTGCGTGTTTTCTGCTACATGCCGCGTAGTAAATATCTTTTTCTTTTTCAACAAGCAATCCCTTTGCAGGCGCTTTACAATAACCGCAAAGAGACTGTCTGTTGTACTTTATAAAATAGTCGAGACTAGAAAGGAAGTTCGTCATCTATAATTCCTGACGACTCCTCTTCTTCGACTTTTGGTTCTGGGCTTGACTTAGTTTCTTCAACTGCCTGCCAGGTTTTACCATAGTCATCTTTTACTTCTGGATAACCTCCTTTATTGAAACCAACTTCTGCAGATACAAACTTACCTGCGAGTTCATCGGTATCTTTCATAGAGGAAAGTCCTACCGCATTTGCTAATGCGTTCAAAGAACCTTTTCCTATCCTAATGGCTTCTGGATTATCAGACTGCATTGTAAAAGTACATGGTACAAAATTACCTGTGTCTTTTATTTTGAAGGTAATTTTTATGGCTTCCCATCCGCTATCACTATTTACTAGTTCAGCTTCATGGTATTCCATAGTGTATCTACCAGCTTCTAATTCTTTTTTTTCTGGAATTGCATCCAGATCCCAACTTGTTATATCCATAATATACTCCTATCCTAAATCGTAATTTTCAAAATTATCTAATTCATCCAAAATATTATCTAGGATTGATAATACATCTTCTAAATCAAACTCTATACCATGAGGTCCTTCATCGCGTAGAGCTTGATTCTCCAGATGTTTAGTTAAAATTAATTTGACTAGCTTGATAGAGCGAGCCAACCTATCTACTTCGCTATAGTTAGACATCTTTTTTGATATTACCAATCATAGCTTCTCTGACTATCTCCCAATTCATTGGTAACTCATTAGGTAAGCCATATCTATTTTTTGCCATACAACCAGGCGACTCTTCTGTGATTAACACTCTATCGCCAACCGTCTGTTTAGTAGATGTACCTTTTGTACCTTGTACTTTGACTGTGCCGATTTTTCGTGTTGCATAAAAGACACAATCGCTCTGCTCTAAAACTAAGTCGGCAGCATTCCTGCGTATTTTAATTTCGTGTCTGTCAAATGGTTGATCCTGTGCAGGATCTTCCACTCTTTTAACAATGTTATGACCAATGAAAACAATAGTCATACCACGCTCTCTAAGTTCGTTGGTGTACTTCAAAAATTCACGCCAAACGTTTAACGCCTCTCCGTAAGATTTACCCCAACCTACGGACTCCATAGACTTGAAGTTATTATCTTTACAGACCTTAGGCCAGACGTAATTCAACTCAAATTGATCCAAACTGTCTAAGACGTAAGTTTTATAACCGCCTAAATCATCTTCTGCTAACAAAGATTTAATATTAGCTATGATTTCGTCATAACCTGTATTGTTTTCTTTAGGCAAATCAAAGTGATCCACCTCGATATTTACAAGACCATCTTCAGTTAGTTGGAATATTGGTTTGTTCATCGTAGAAGCAAAAGTAGACTTCCCAACGCCACCGCTTCCGAACAGCACAATCCTTGGAGCTTTCTTTTTAGCTTTCTTCCTTATCTTCGCTAGACTCATTTGTATTTTCTCCTTGTGTTTTTGCCTGCATAACTTCGCCAAGTTGGTTACTTAAATTTTCCATAACTTGATTGTTGTTATTAACAAGCGAGCTTAATATTAATCTAACTATCTCATGAATGACAACATTAAGATTAGCTAGTTCCTGGTTTTCATTCTTCATAATGCCATTAATAAGATTATTCATAGCGTTACGAGACTGAATGTTTTGTGTCAGATTGGCAACATTTTCATCTTGCATATCTTCTTCAAAAACTATGGTTGGTGGACCATCTGTTTTATCAATTTGTAAAACAGGTGGCTTTTCGTTTTCAGACATTTACATCTCCTTTATTAGTGTTATAAGTAGGGCATTGTTGTTGATACAAACAAAAACGACAATGCTCACCAAAGTTAAATTTTGGTTCTGGTTCTAAACATGCGTCAGCCGCAGGTTTTAAAAAATCGTAAGCCCAATTTACTAAATCTTCTACGGTAGTTTCGTAGGTTTTAATTGGTCCTTTTTTGTCTCTGCTTACAGGTTGCACAATAGTAAGTTTCACTTTTGCGTTTTCGTAAGGGTATCTGTCAAGTATGCCTAAAGCATAAATCTTGAGCTGTAAGTTATTTGGATCTACAGGCCAAGCGCCTGTCTTTAAATCTATAATCTCTATTTCTTTTTCTGTAATAATGGCACAGTCAAGCGTACCCCAAAGGTGTGGGTTTATCTCCTCCAGGGTAACTTGTTCTTCAATCAATCTTTTACCGCCTAACTCTTCATGACGTTGCAATATGTAGTCTGCGTATTGTTTGGCCATACCCAACATTTCATCGTCAACAACAACTTCTATTTTTTCGTCATCTTCTTCTATAACTGTAGTAAATGTTTTACCTGCGTAATGATCTTCTAAAGATGAATCTTTAATTTGGTCTTTTAAAACCTTCTCTGCCATTTCGTGGATCAAAGTACCACGCTCCGCAGGGTAACTTGTTCTGTACGGAGAACCTTGCGACATTGACGGAGACGCTGGACATTTAGTCCAACGCTCCGCTGCCGAAGGGGAAAGTAAAGCGTGTTTACTCGGCATTTGGATCAACTACCTCTGAGTCAATAAAGGCTTGTATATCTTGTTTGTCGTACAAGATTTTACCGCCTACTTTTCTGTAGCGTGGACCTTTGTTTAGACCGCGCCAATTCTCTAATGTTCTATGCGACATCTTGAGTATTCTGGCCAACTCTTTGGTCGTTACTAAATCTAAATTTTCTGTGGTTTCCATATTTCTCCTGTTTCTACTAAAATATACCTTTATTTGTTATGAAAATAAAGGCAACGAAAATGGTAGGTAAAATTTTAAGCGACTTTGATGACCCAATAATGCTTCGTAATAATAGAAAGCCTGTTTGGATTAATAGGTATCTAAACGAAGATTTATTAAAGTTTGCTGAGTCGCAAGGTAAAGACCCAAGAGACGTAGCTGAGTATCTGATCTCAGTAGGTCTCAATTCATCTGAGCGCAACCAAAACATCATATTTGATTTCGAAAATCTGTAGGTTGTAACAGAGCTTCTATATGCTCGCTCACTAGCGCAGCAGACTCAATAGCTTTGTCTTTATGTATATGTGCATACCGCGCAGTCGTCTTTTGATCTTTATGTCCAAGCAAATGACCAACTTGCGCTAACGGTAGTTTTTGTAAACTAAACGACGCGAAGGTATGGCGTAAGTCATGCAATCTAAACTCTTCTATACCAAGAGTTTTTCTGATTTTATCCCACGCTCTCCGAGGCGCTTGAATGTTAAATATCCTTTTGCCCTCCTGCGCCCTGCGATTGATTATATCCAGGGCGCGTTCACTCAAATGTATAACTCTTTCCTCGCCATACTGATCCGTTTTATGCTCGCTCAAGACAAGCATATTGCCTTGTAAGTCCGTCCATTTAGCTTTTGCAATCTCACCGCATCTAGCTCCTGTTAAAAGCAGTAGCCAGATGAAATCTACGGATTCTTGATAGCGTTTGTTTTTGTATAACAAGTCTAATTGTTCTTTGACTTGAATTAGTTGTTCGCTTGTTAAATATAGTTTTCTTTTGTTTTCTTTGTTCTTTGCAATGTGTGTCGCAGGATTGCTTTCAACCAAGCTGAGTGTGATAGCCAGATTAAACATAGATCTAAGCAACGTTAATACTTTATTAGCTTGTGCAGGCGCTGTCTCTGACAAACTGAAATGCAGTTTGGCTATGTCACCTCTGACAACTTTATTAAGTTTTTTCTGGCCTAAAGGACCTGCAATGTATTTATGGTAAATCCTGTTAAGTTCTTTGATTGTCTTTGTTTTACGTCTAGCGCAATCCTGTTGATAAAGATTGTGTAAGTCGTTGATACTTTCGTGCATTTATTTCTCCAAAAATGTACTACAAAGTATAAGATAGTAGTCTTAATAATTCAACTCTTTCATTGTTTGATGAAACGTAGCCAATGAATCTGCGTTTTTCATTACATCTTCTTCTATGCGTACTTCTCTTTTATTGACACCAAAAGGCATGAAAATAACGTTGTTGTATTGCTTTGAATACAAGGCGTAGATATCTATTGCGCCTTCTGCAAAGTGTCTGTTCTTGGTGTGCGAGCCTCGGCGTAAGTCAAACCGCCATTTGCTGTGATTCTTTTCTTTCTTAGTTTTTGACTTTACCTGGCATTTATATAATTTATCTTCAAAGTCAAAAATTATATCTGCCTCTGCGCCATGCGGAACAATAATTACTGTGTCTGAAACAAGGGCTAAAACGCTAGCAGTAAAATATTCTCCGCTTCTGCCTAGTCGTTCTGTGACGCGGCCCATAGTTCTAAATCATTCTTGCTGCTTTAACTTTTCTAACAAGACTTCCATGCTTGGAGCTTGTATGCTTGGAGTTTGACCGCCAGGTATGTTAGCTCCTGCCGCTATAACTTGCGGACTTATTGAAGCTTTAATAATACTTTCAAAACCTTTAGGAATATAATCTTTTAAGATGCCTTTGAAAGTTTTTTTATTAGACAATTCTTTTGCTATTTTTTCTAAAGATTTAGGGTTAGTCTCTAATAAAATTCTTGTTAATTCATTTGCCGCTGCCAAACGCGCTCTTTCTTGTAATTCTGGATTGTCTGCTTTTAACATGCTGTAAATTAGACCTACTGGACTCAAATTTTGAATGTCGCTAGGCTCTACTAAACCTTTTATAACGGACACAGCTTCTTGTCTGCCAGCAGTTGCGCTGTTTCCTACTATTAAATTAGAAGTATCTTTAATTTGTATTTCATCTTCTAAATTACTAATAAATTTATTAAATTTCTTATCGCCAGCTGGACCAGGCTCAAAAGTTTCTCTAAGTAATTTTCTGCTTCTGGGTGTTTTTATGATGTTAAAAGCTAAATTTGCGCCTCTACCATCAAAAGCAATAGATTTTTCCATTTTTTCAACTATGTTATTTAAAACTCCATTTCTAAAAGCTTCTAACTCAGATTTAGACATAGCAGCTATTTCTTCTGAAATTTCTTCTATGTTTTGTTTTGGTGCGTCAAACTTTCTTCCAAGTTCTAATTTATCCATAATAGCTGTTTTTTCAGACCATTCATTTCTAGCTGCTTTATACGTTTTATTGTATTTATCTATGTAATTTAAAAAATCATTTTTAGTTGCTTTTTGTAAATTTAATTCTGTTGCGCCAACGCCGCTTAATGGAGATCTGCCAGTATAAATAGTATCGTCTAAACTCATTTTCATCCAATGGAGAAGTTTTGTATCTACTGCTGTTATTAAATTTCCATCTTCTGTATACATTTTTCCATTTTTTAAATTGATTCTTGGTAATGCAACATTTTTTTCTGCGGCCATTTTGTAAGCTTTTTTGAAAGCTGCTTGCACGCTTGGTCTATTAAATAAATCTACAAATTCATCTGTAATAGGTATTTTTTTTTCAAAAGCTTTTTTGTATAACAATTTACCAGCCTCTGATCTAGCAGATTCTAATGCTTTATATGTATCAAAATAAGATGCGTTAGATCCAAAAGACTCTTGTAAATCTGATGTTATTCTCGACAACATTCCTTCATTTCTTTGTCTTAGAAAATCTTGCGCTTGTTTTTTTCCTAGACCAGGCAAAACATTAACAGCATCTAAGTAAGCTCTAGTGTTTGGCCCAATATCTGCTAAAGAATAATTTTTACCGCCTCTATCTGTAATATATTTTATTGCAGAGTTTATATCTGTTTTGTCGTATTCTAACGCTTCCTTTACTAATTTTTGCGCTGCATCTTTACCCATTTTTTCTGGTTTTTGAAAAGATGCTTTTACTTCTTTAGCGACTCTAGCTACAGGTCTTGCAATTAATTGTGTTGCAGCGCCTCCTACAGTAGATAACGCTCCTGTTCCTAACGCAGGACCAATTCTTTCTGTTGTCCCTTCTGCGCCACCTGCACCGTAAGCTAATCCAGATAAACCAGCTCTAGCTGCGGTAACTCCGATTCCTGTTGCAGAAACTGGAGTAGTTGCGCCTGCGGTAAAAAGAGCTGGAATAGCAGCTCCACCAATTTCTGCCGCTAAAGCTGCGCCTGGTCGTTCTTCTTGAACTTGTTCAAAAGCAGCTCTTTCTAAGTCTCTGCCCTGTTGTGGTGTTATGCCGCCAGGCAATATGCCTCTAGCAGTACCAACTATTTCATCTAAAAATCTAAAAGTTAAACCTTGCCCAGCAGCTGCTGGCAAACCGCTTATTACAGGAAATTTATAATTATTTATATCTTTAGTATCGCCACCAAGATATAAAGCAGGACCTTTTTTTGAATTAATAATGTCGCCAGGCTTCATTACATACCTTCAGGTAATTCCTCATTTGAAGTATCAACAAAATCTCCTTGGTTAAGTTTATTTGCAGCTTCTCTTTCTAATAAAGAATTATATTCTTCAATTAATGATTGTGCGTTATACAGTTGTGGATTGTTTAACATGTGCGTCTGAAATGCTACATTTCTATCTATTTCTGTTTTACCTTCATTTTCTGGGTTTGAATAAAATGCGTTGTCAAAATTATGAGAGTCTATAGCTCTTAAATTTGATAGTCTAAGTGCTTTCAACATTAATTTGTTACCTTCTACAGATTTGCCTAACTCTGGAGACCCTTTTACTACGAAATCTAAATCTTTATCAGTTGGATTGACACCAAGTTTTTTTACTTCTGGTAGAATTAATTGTGTAGCTCCTGCCGCAAAAGATTCTGCTCCTGCAATGTTTCCAGCTTTAAAATCAGGACCAAGTAATGTTTGTCCTATTCTGTTTAATTGCAGGCCCAATGAAGCGCCAAAACCAGTTCGCAATCCTTGGTTTAAAATATTTTCTAAATTATCTAAATTTATGTTAGATGCTTGCGCTGACATAGCTAAATCAAGCCTATTTTCATACTTTTTAGCACCTAACTCTTGAAATCCTTTTTCTCCTGCTTTTCGTTTTGCTTGTAAAAACTCTCCAAATTCAGGATATTGTCTAGCCAACAAAAACTCTTCAAAAGCAGCTGGTCCTTTAGGTCTTGCGGGCTGTTGCATTTGCATCAAAGCATTTAGCCTACTTGGGTCGCCCATCATAGCTTCTGTTCTAGCTAAATCTATAGCGTACTTTTGTTGGTATTCGCCCAATCCTTGTGCTAATTCTTGTAAATCTTGTTTTCCTATGCTCATGTAAAACCTACATCATTTGACCGTAATTATCTTCTGGTAATAAAGATCCTATTGAACCTATTGCTCTTTGTAATCCTCCTATACCACTTAGTAATCTGTCCTGCATGCCTAATCTTTCTGATTCTGTAATAGTTTGTCCGCTAGGCATACCGCTAACCGCTTGACTCAACAAACCAAATTGTTGGAAAGGATATTGCAATGCTCTATCAAATTCACTTCTAGCAGCGCCAAGAGCTTGTTGTTGAAGCGCTTGTTGTAGACCGCCAATACCTAATAAACCAGCCAATGCTTGTTGTTGCGCTCTTTCTTGACCGCCCAACAAACCTGCTTGAAATTGTTGTTGCGCTAAACCTGCCGCAGCTCTTTGCCTAGCTACGTCGGCTTCACCAGATATATCAAACTCTTGCGCTCTTATGCTTCTTGCAATATCGGCTTCTGCCATCCTTGCGGCTTGTTCAAAACCTCTTTGTCTCAAGT